AGTGTCTGCATGTGCAACAAACACAGTATGCATCCCACGTTTGTCCGCGAGTATTCCCGCAGCCTTACGGACACGGGCGTGCATCGCTGAAACCGCATCTCGACCCGCACCGTATCCTCCGTGCGCTTGTTGAATGCCTTTCGGCTTCTTTGGATCGGTTTCGATCACATGAGTGATGAATAGTCGCTCTAGTGCCGTAACCGAATCAACCACCAAGGTCTGGTAGTCATGCTTCTCTCCGATCAAAGCCTTTAGCTGTTCCCACAATTCGTCCGCGCCCTGAATAAGCGGGAACGCATCCGGTCTAGAAGTGACAGGAATGGCCTGTAGGCCATCTTCTGCTCTGATCACGATCGGTTTGGGGAATGTTGCTGCGAGGCTTGTTTTACCTACGCCTGAATCGCCACATATCGTAACGATTACCGGCCGATCAGTGGGTTTACTGATCGTCTTCATTATGCTCATTGAGCACTCCTTCTCTCTGCTACGCTCTTGACATTGGGCTTCGACGCGACGAATGTCAACTCCCCCGATAGCGGAAATCCCACAATGTTAAAAATCAAGCGCATACGCGCGTTATTGGCCGACAGAAACCTTGCTGCTGTCGCAAGAAAAACAAGCCTGCATGTTAATACGATCAGGGCCATAGCTTCGGGTATCAACAAAAATCCCTCGCCCGAGACAATCAAAAAGCTCTCCAAATATCTGTCGGTGCGTTAATGCACAGGAATTTCTGGTCAGCAGGTCACCGCATTTTTGGCCTTCACGGCGTCACGAAAGACGGTCGCTGCGAATGCGGCAATCCTGAATGCAAGGCGGCGTTGAAACATCCCCTTGTTTCCAATTGGCAGCATACTCCCGTCTGGTCGGAAGAGCAGATCGAAGTAAAAGAGGCGTCCGACCAGTTCAAAACCGGCTACGGCGTACTCGTTCGTGGTTTATTGGTGATCGACGTCGATGCGCGAAACGGCGGGACAAAATCATATGAGCGTTTGCTGTCTGTTGTTCCGCAAATTGCAGGCGCTGGTCTCATTGTCGAGACAGGATCCGGCGGCGGATCGAAGCACCTGTATTTCAAGATCGACGAAGGCCTCGCGCTGCAAAGTCACTTGCAGGAATACAAAGGCATTGATTTCAAAAGCAGCGGGTTCGTCGTAGGCCCCGGCTCACTGCACGCCAGCGGCAACCGTTACAAGGCCGTCGTTGGAACGCCTGAAGACATCGATGCCGCGCCACAGGCGCTGATCGACCTCCTGCGCAAACCAGAGCGGCACCGCGCCGAAATCAACGGCCAGCATGTTGACGTCTCGCATGCGGACCTCGCCGACATGCTCAAGCACATCGATCCAGACACGGATCATGAGACTTGGATTCGCAGCGGCATGGCCGTCCATCATGCGACGGGCGGAACCGGCTTCGACGTGTGGGACAAGTGGTCCGGCGGCGGCACGAAATACCCGGGCCGAGATGCACTGGAAAAACGCTGGCACTCGTTCGGAAAGTCGGCGAATCCGGTCACGCTGGGCACGCTGGTGCATTATGCCGAGCAAGGCGGATGGCAGCAGTCGGTGGAGTTTGAGGTCGACGAAGAAACCGCCGCGCGTCTCTACGCGGATTATCAAGAGCCTGAGCAGAAAGACGGCTTGCCGTTCGACATTGCCGGCGTCGATCTCAAGCGCCCGCCGGGCTTCGTGGGTCGCGTCACTGAATGGATCAATGACCAGTGCCGCAGACCGCGTGAACACGTTGCCGTGGCTACCGCGCTCAACTGCATCGGCAACATTGTGGGCCTGCGTTACACGGACGACCTCGACAACGTAACGACAAACACGTTCGTGTTCTGCGTCGCTGATTCAGGCACTGGAAAGGATGCCATCCTGAAGGCCGCGACCGAAATTAACAAAGCCGCCGGCATTCATCCAGCCACGCACGGCGCGATCAAGTCAGAGCAGGAAATAGCCCGCAACCTCACGCGCCATCAAGCCGCGCTCTACTTCATCGACGAGTTCGGCATATGGCTCGGGAAGGTCAAGAACGCCCAGCAACGCGGCGGGGCGATCTACCTTGACGGCACGATCGGATACCTCATGTCTGCATACACCAAGGCGGACGGCAATATGCTCCTGACCGGAGACATGAAAGAACACGTCCTCGGCGAGCTTATGCGCGAGCAAAGGCAGCTCGAAAAACACATGGAAGAAAAGGGCAGCACAAAGAAGCTTGAGCTTCGCGTGCAATCCTTGCAGCACCAGATCTCAAACATAGACAGCGGCCTGCAACGTCCCTTCCTGTCTTTGATGGGCTTCACAACCAGCTCTACGTTCACAAACATGGTCGACCATCAATCAACGACAAATGGTTTCCTCGGCCGCGCGCTTATCTTCGTGGAGCATGACAGCGTTCCAAAGGCCAAGAAGAAGTTCAAAAAGCGGCCCATGCCCGACATGCTCAAGGCGGCCCTGTCGCAGCTCTACACGAACGGCGAATACGACATGAGCGAGGTCAATCGCGTCGAGTATTACTACGACAAGGCTCAGGTGCCGACGACCGAAAGGGCCGTTGAGATGCTGGAGGGCGTCTCCGACTGGTTCGAAGCATACGCAGAGGAATTGAAAAGCGTCAGCAACCTTGAGGCTCTAGGCCTGCGCGCATACGAGCTGGTCGCCAAGATCTCATTGATCCTTGCGGTGCCGGAAGGCATTCGAACGGAAGAACACGTCCGGTGGGCGTTTGCTCTCGTCAAGCGAGACATTGATGCAAAGGCCAACCTTGTGATCAGCAACGACCGCGAGAAGGACAATCCATTGATGGCACTGCAATCAAAGATCGCGCACATCATCGGCGGAGAAGACGGAGAGGCAATTTCGGTGGTCTTCGACCGCCTGCGCCGTTACAAGAAGCCAGACGTCGAGAAGTGCCTCAACATGATGATAAAAAATGGGACGGTCTTGGAGTTCGAGACCGTCCACAAGTACAATAAGAAGAAGGTTAAGAGGTATAAGATGAAATAGCGATATTATTGATTTTTTGTTTACACTTTTGATTTGGAGATGCATTCAACCGATTCAATTCGCCGTCCAATCCAACGCATGACATTGACTGCCATAGAATTTCCAAGCGCCTTGTAACGAGGACCGTCGGCGGCTCTTTTTCCACGGTACGAAATATCCGTATATCCATCGGGGAAACCTTGCAGTCTTTCGCATTCGATTGGCATAAGACGACGCACGCCATTGATTCCAAAAGATGGAGCAACGTAAGTTTGTTGCTTTATTCTTGATTGAGCTGCTAACGCTCCTACCGTTTGGCCATCACCATTAAACAGTCGTACTTCATCTCTACTATTTTGTACAAATGCAACAGCTTGGGGAACTTGCCTTGCCTCTATCGTATAAGCGGCCCCATCTGTACGAACCCCAATGCCATCGGGGCCATTAGCGGCATTTTCACTTATTGCTCTCTCTTGGATAGCATGAACAATATAATCTCCGCCTTGATTTCCTCCAGTTGGTCCGGCAGCCATGATGGGCTGCGCAATATCTGTTTCGCGGCCCTTAAAATCTTTTCCACTATTCATTGGCATTAAAGAAAAGGCTATTGCTAATTGGCCCCCAGCGTTTGCGTGGCTTTCATTGTGAGGCATTGCGCGCAAGGTGGGTGCCAAATCATTTGTGGCATCAGCGCCATAGTCTTTTGATGAGAAGGCAATCGGCAACAGATGCCCAGCGCCCGCAGATTGGACGCTCTGGAAACCACCGGCGTGGCGCGCATCTAAGGCTCCAACGACTGGTTCTCCTTGGAATCCGCTATACTGGTTAGCGCCGACAGTAAGGCTGTCGGCAATTCTTTCCCCCGCTTTTCTGCGCGGCGGAGAATTCCCGAGCATGCCTTCGCGCTCAAAAAGTACCGCTGCGGAACATCGCCAGTCACCAAGATGTCCAACAACGAACACACGCCTTCGTCGTTGAGGGACTGCGCGGGGAAAGCCGTCCACTCGGACATATTGCGCATCGAGAACCCGGTAAGCCCACCCATACCCGAGTTGCCCCAGTCCCCCGAGAAAGGCACCAAAATCCCTTCCTTGTCCACTTGACAAGACGCCGGGGACATTCTCCCAGATGATCCAAGAGGGACGATATTTGTCAGCGATTGCAAGGAAGGTGAGACAGAGATTTCCTCTCGGGTCAGCAAGTCCCTTGCGAAGTCCAGCGACCGAGAAGGACTGGCAGGGGGTTCCTCCGACGAGAACATCGATATTTGCATTAGGCCACTCCTTGAATTTTGTTATGTCGCCATAATTTGGCGGAGCATCCGTCGATAACTGACCGTTTGGTAAATTGCTACCATAGTGGTGTGCCAACACCGCCGACGGAAATGATTCAATCTCTGCAAATGCATGCGGCACCCATTTAAGGGGTTTCCACGCAACGCTGGCCGCTTCAATGCCAGAGCAAATTGAAAGATATTTCATTAAAATTACTTTCTTTTCTTTTTCTTGAGAGAACTCATCGCCTCGTCGTAACCACGGTACTCGGCTTCTTCTATTTCGCTGTCGTGTTTTTCGATCAGGTCGTCGATCATTCGATTCAGCTTTATGATTTCGCCTGTCGCAACAACCATGAACATGAAATACGCTTTGTTCGATTGTTGGGCCATTGCCTTAAGCATTTCATCAACGATGTCGTTCATTTCAGCACTCCATCCAGTTTGTGTGCCGCTATCCACGGGCCGACTAAATCGTTGTCGATTAACTTAACGGCGTCTTTTAGCGCAGAAGAAAATTTACTTATAATATAATTACAAATGTGTATATCGCTCTCCAACCGCTCAATTTCATCGGCTGCAACATCAAAAATATCATTTTCAGCTACAGAGTATTTCCGTAAAGACCGCACAAGGTCATGGTCAGGAAAAATCCTTCGCACTTCACGTTCTACTGTATTAGACATCACGACCTCCTAGCTTGTTTCATCAGAACTTCTAGTTTGTGGCGATCACCGTCGACCATGATCAGGATGGCGGCGACGATCGCGGGTGGTCCCTTCGCAGCCCAGCGTTGGCCGGTGCGGGAAGAAACATCAAGAGCAACGCCGGCCTGCTGTTGTGTCAGGCCGAGGCGCTTTAGTTCGTAGAGATACTTCGTGCGGTTCATCGGACTTCTCTGGGGCGATACGCAACGCGGTAATGCTTCTGGCAGTACGAATGCCCTTTCATGCGGTTTTCGTTGCAGAACATCGTGCCAAGCCCCGCACCGGACACGGGATACCTGCAAGACTGCGGCGTGAGATTGAACATCGTGACGGGGCTCGCGGCCTTTTCCGGCTCTGGCGGTGGCGTTGGTTTCAAGATGCGGAATCGCGGAGTAAACCGCACGACGTTGTTTTTTTCAGTACGGCCAGACCGTAGGCCCATCCTGTTCGCGCGGCCAAGCACGGCGTTTTTCGTAGCGCCAATCTTGATGCCGATCTCGCGCGCCGTATATCCAGCCACGATAGATTCTCTGATTATGTTATCCAGCTCTGGTGTCCACTTGATCATGATTGCATTTCCTCCTCTATGCGATCGACCGCGACATATGCGTCGACCAAATGCTTCCTGATACGTTGTGCGTGTTCCAGTGTAAGCTTATGCCTTTGCAGGAACACGGCCTCGACAAGTTCGTCGCATGATGCAGATGCGACTTGCAGGGCGGCTTGTAACCGCCCGGCGTTTTCTTCTGCGCTCATCGGTATTCCCTTTCGCGCAGATCCTCGCGATGCTCGGCGAGCGCGTCTCGAACCAGATCCTCCCAGCGGCCGCTTTCGAGGCGGGCCACGATCGTGTCGTGGAGTTCGCTGCGCGGGTTGACCTTGATCCACTTCATGTCGGGATTGTTATACGCGCGCAGATAGATTTCGTCGACGCGGAAACCGCCCAGACAAGGCGTGATCGTCGCGGTGCCATTGACAAGTCCTGCCTCGGCGTTGCCGGATACGATGAGAGGGAGTTCTTCAAATTCGAAGTCGATCATGGGATGCTCCTCTCGATTAACGCAGGGCTTCGACGCGATCATTGATCACGTCACGGATTTTCTGCGGGTCGTCGAAGTGATTTTTGAACCCGGCGTCGCGCAGCAACTCGCCGGCAGCGCGCTGGCGATCAACGTCGCGGATGACAAACACGCGCTGATTCTTGTCGAGGCAGAAGTCCATGCCACCCGGTTGTCGCCAGCGTTCGACGATGCCCTTGCGCGTGACCTTCGCGGCAAATGCGAGGAAGTAGTATTTATACTCCACGCGCTTGTAGAGCGTGTCAGTATGGCTGGAATTGGTCTCGACGACGATGACGTCGTTTTTGCGGGCCTTGTGGATGACTGGCATGTGAAGCTCCTCTGGGTTATGGCCCCGCCGGGCCGGTGTCTTACTTATGTCAGATTGGCGTATGGGTGTCAAGCGGGTCGCAAATCAAACCGCTCGATCTCGTCCGGCGTCAGTGTGCGGTTCAGTTTGCTAGAGTTGCGGGACGACGAAAAGCGGGACGTAGTCCTGCGAGACCTTGTCGCGCTGGCGGATAGCCAGATTCAGGCGGTCGCGCTCCTCTTCCGAGATGAAAGGCGACTTCGTGGCCTCATAGAGTTCTTCGACCGTATAGGCGGGGTACAGGCGCTTGGATTTGGGGGCGGCGTCCATTGGGCGGTTCCTCGGTTTGGGTTGGGAGCAGGTAGCGGCCGCGCTAGGCGGCCACCGGGGTGAAGTGAATCGGGTCGCTGTTGCGCGGGTGGCGCTCGTTGCCCCGCATGACTGTCGCCCGGTACAGGCGGCCTTCGATCTCCACCACTTCGTTGGTAGAGATGACCACGGCGCTCGCAGTTTTTGCGCGTTCGATCTCGTAGTAGTGGCGGCTGTCGTAAAGTGCGGTGCCGGCGAAGGTGACCCACGCTTCCGGCTCCCCGCGCTTCCGGGCGGTCTCGGCGAAGGCTGGGCAATAGCCGTTCAATGTGGAGACGCGGGCGTAGACGTCCCACTGCGGCAGGCGGATCAGGTCATCGTGATTGAGAGTGGTCATGTGTGGCTCCTCTGTTGGTGTTCGCAAGGTGATTACGCCACGTTGGCGCATGGATGTCAAACGGGGTGCAGGGGCCTTTGAAATCATTGGGTTTTTTCCAGTTGGGAACAGACTGGTTTTACCGGAATGTTGGTAAGTCTATGATTTGTATGGAGATATTCTGCGCGGTGCTGATTCTGGTTAGAATGAGTCCCGCAGTGGTTTTGACTGCGGTTTAACTGCGGCGGGGTGGGCGCAGATATATACACGCATAGGTTGAAAGATTTTTGTACGATCTACTTTTTGGATTTTTTGGCGATTTTTTGGAAATTGTATGTGATTGTTGTTGCTAAGGTATTTTCAATTATTCTAGCAATAGTTGCAGGAGTAACACGTACACAATTTTTAGGAGGCCGGGGAACAACTAAGTGTTTGAAATCATTGAAGAAAGTGCGAGTAAAAGTAACACGTGCGTAATCCCAGAGATAGATAAAAAAATTTATATAGGGGGGGGGTAGGGGGAGGTAGGGGGGTCAGTAGATAGATATCTATAGAAATAAAGGTGACAATTCTGTAGCTTTACGAGCTACTCTTACGAAGCACTATTCACTTTTTGTATTGTTATCAAAGGGTTAGAGGCAAAAAAGTAACACGTACAATTCGATTTTTTTTGTACGTGCTACTTTTTTATGTGGCGAAATCAATGGGTTACAAGAAAAGTAACTCGTACAGGGGTGTACGTGTTACTTTTTGGGTTGACGTAGGTTGACGTAGGCTGCGGAGCGTTTTAGGTTGCGTCATGGCATACTGGGCTGTCGCCATATCTCAGCCAAATAGAGAGCGCACCGCGCTGGTGCATCTCGAAAGGCAGGGGTATCGAGCCTACTGCCCGATGGCGCGCCGCCAACGGGTCAAGAAGGGTCGAAAGGTAACAGTCGATGTGCCGTTGTTCCCGCGTTATCTGTTCGTGGAAGTTGATTCTGATCGTTGGTGGTCCCTTCGTGGTACGAGAGGTCTAGCGTCGATCATTATGGATCACCAACGCGAGCAGCCGATGCAGGTACGTGATAGCGTGATCGAGACTGTGCGGAAGATCGAAGAAACCATCGTGGAGCCGGCAAGTCGTTTCAAAGCCGGACAGCGCGTCACACTGATCGATGGGCCCTTTACTGGGCTCCCGGCTGTGTGGGTTGGTCAATCCGCTCGCGATCGTGAGTTCGTTCTGCTGGAACTCCTCGGTCGTTCGACGCGCGTTGAAGTGGCGACTGCTGAATTGCAGTAGCCGCTCAGGCATGGCCGGATAAACAGGCTGGCCAGCCAATGGCGGTAGCATGCCCGAATTTATTATTGCTGCATCAATGATCATGACAACCGGCTCGGCACTGCTGGCTGGTCTCGCCTTGGTCAATGCGCGAGACGCCCATCGAAAGCTCGAGATCCTCGCCGAGCAGGTCGAAAGCATCGACGACTTCCTTGAGCGCGTCACGCTGGAAGCGGAACACATGGAACAGCAGATGCGGCAAGCCGCGCAGCAAATGCACCAGAGCCAAGGCCAATGGGCGAATTGATGCGCTTCGAACAGTTGCCGCACTCGCTCTGCATGAACTGGACCTATAAGGGCCAGCCATGCACCGTCTCAAAGATCGGCCGGCAGAACGGCAGAATCCGCGCCGTGTACGTGCAATTGTTCGATGGAACGCCAGAGTTCGTCCATATCGGGCTGGAACAGAATGCGTTCGAAGATCGTAAAAACGACGATGTGGCGTAAAAGCGGGGAGTGAATTTTACGGCGATGGGCAATGTCACCAAGTATCGCCCCGAGATGGCAAAGCAGGCAGAGATCGCTTGCCGCTTCGGCGCAACTGATGACGACCTTGCTTCGTTGCTTAACGTCAGCACCGCGACGGTCAACAACTGGCGCATCGCTCACGCTGAGTTCGCTGAGGCGCTGAAGGCGGGCCGCGAAATCTCGGACAATCGCGTCGAGCGCAGTCTGTTTCAGTGCGCCGTCGGCTACACATACGAAGAAGAAAAAGCCTTCATGTTTCAAGGCAACATAATTAAGGAAACGATCAAGCAATACGCGCAGCCGCAGACGAGCGCGCAGATCTTTTGGCTCAAGAATAGACAGCCAGATAAGTGGCGTGACGTTCAGAAGCACGAGCTGGGTCGCGCTGGAGAATTTGATCAGGTGTCGGACGATAAGCTTCTGGCTCTGATCAAGGAAGAAACGCAAGTCATCGAAGGCGAGCTTGTCGAAGCCTCAGCTCAAAATTGATCCAGAGCGCCGCGCTCGTTTGATCGCGCTACACCGCGAATTGAACCTGCGCATGCTGCGTAAGGAACAAGCGCGAGAAGGCGGCCTGATTAATTTCGTGCGTTACTTCTGGGACGTGCTTGAGCCGCAGACGGAGTTCGTCGAGGGCGAGGCGCTCGATGCAATTTGTCAGCATCTCGAGGCCGTCACGTTCGGCGACATCAATCGCCTGCTGATCAACGTGCCGCCGGGCTTCATGAAGTCGCTGCTAACAGACGTGTTCTGGCCGGCGTGGGAATGGGGACCGATGGAAATGCCGCACCTGCGGTACGTCGCGTTCTCATACGCTGCTGGCCTCACCGAGCGCGACAACGGAAAGTTCCGCGACCTGATCACGTCTCAAAAGTATCAGGAGTTGTGGGGCGACAAGTTCAAGACGCGCAAGATCGGCGAGGTCAAGATCACCAATGACAAGACAGGCTCAAAGCTTGCCACGTCGGTTGGTGGTATCGGCACTGGTGAGCGCGGCGATCGCATCATTCTTGACGACCCGCACAATGTTAAAGAGGGCGAGAGCGAAGCGGTACGCGGCGAGACCGTCAGGTGGTTCCGCGAATCGTTGAGCAACCGTCTCAACTCGATGGAGCAGTCCGCGATTGTCGTCATCATGCAGCGCGTGCATGAAGCAGACGTCAGCGGCACGATCATCGAGAACGGCTTCGCCGATTACGTCCATCTCATGATCCCGATGGAGTATGACGCGGGCCGTCATTGCACGACGCCGATCTGGACCGACTGGCGAGAGGAAGACGGCGAGCTTGCTTGGCCGGAACGGTTCCCGACGAAAGTCGTCGATGATCTCAAGGCGTCGCTCGGGCCATACGCATACGCTGGTCAGTATCAGCAAGCCCCCGCACCGCGCGGCGGCGGTATCTTCAAGCGGGACTGGTGGCAGCTCTGGGAAAGCCCAGACGACAGCTTCCCGCCGATGGAGTTCGTTCTGGTGTCGGCCGACACCGCATACACTGAGAAAGAAGCTAACGATCCGACAGGCTGCACGGTGTGGGGCCTGTGGCGCGACAAGACTGGAGCGCCGCGCATCATGCTCATGCACGCATGGCGCAAGCACCTCGAAATGCACGGCAAGTACGAGCCGCGCCTTACCAATGAGACGAATGCGGAGTTCGCTCGACGCACGCAGGGGCAATGGGGCCTCGTCGAATGGCTCGCGCATACATGCCAACGGTACAAGGCTGACCGTCTCATCATCGAAGGCAAGGCGTCTGGCCTGACGGCTGCACAAGAGATCAGGCGCTTGCATGGCACCGAAGGTTGGGGCGTGCAAATTGTGCAGCCGCACGGTGACAAGGTATCCCGCGCGCACGCGGTGCAGCCGGTGTTCTCGCAGCTACTCGTCTACGCGCCAGACAAGGAATGGGCCGAGACCGTAATGTCCGAAATGGAATCGTTCCCCAAGGGCCGATACAAGGATCTGACCGACAGCGCGACGCAGGCCATGAAGTTCCTGCGCGACAGCGGCATGATCGTGCATCGGCACGAACACGAATACGAAGTCACCGAAATCAATCGCTTCCGTGTCGGCAGGACTGCCGCTCTTTATCCGGTCTGATAAATGGCTGACAATATCTGGAACCTCGGCAACGTACCCGGCAATCGACCGGATGACGCCATTGCGCAGGACGTCATCATCGAGATCGACAACGGCGGCCCGTCCGCAATGACGGACGAAGGCATCGTGACCGAGCTTCCTGACGGATCCGTGGCTGTCGACCTCTCGCCAAAGGTAGATGAGGGCGAAAACAAGCACTACGACAATCTCGCGATGCGGATGGACCAAAGCGAGCTTGGACGTATCGGCGAACAGCTTATCGATGCCATCGAGGCGGACGATCAGTCACGGGCCGAGTGGTTGCAGACGCGGGCGAGGGGCCTTGAGCTTCTCGGCCTCAAGCTTGAAGAACCGAAGGGCGACGTTGGATCGACCAGTGCGCCGGTCGAGGGCATGTCCGTGGTGCGGCACCCGCTGCTGCTTGAATCCGTTCTGATGGCATGGGCCAATGCACGCGCCGAGCTTCTCCCGGCGGACGGCCCCGTCAAGGTCAAGGACGTGGGCCAGCGATCGCCGCAGTCGGACGAGTTGGCCGATTGCCTCGAGAAGGACTTCAACTTCTATCTCACGAAGAAGGCGAAGGAGTATTACCCCGACACCGATCGCATGTTGCTGATGACGGTGTTCGGAGGCTCGGGCTTCAAGAAAGTCTACATGGACCCGATGCGCCGGCGTCCGGTGTCCGAAAGCATCGACGCGCAAGACCTGATCGTGAACAACGCCGCGACCGACCTCGCCAATGCTGGCCGGATCACGCAGCGCATCAAGATGCGCCCGGCGATCATGAAGCGTATGAAGTTCCTCGGCGTGTATCGCGACATTGAATTGACGCCACCGACGCCGCAGAACTCGGTGGTTGATCTCAAGGAAGCCAACATCGAGGGCATCGACATTCAATCGACGCGGCAGGAAGACCGCGAACACACGATCTACGAATGCTATTGCGAACTTGACCTTGATCGGTTCGCGCCGCGCCATCTGCGCAACAAGGGCTTGCTGCTGCCGTATCGCGTGACGATCGACAAGGACAGCCGCGAGATTCTGGAGCTTCGACGCAACTGGGACGAGGACAACGAGGATTGCGATCCGCGCACGACGTTCGTCCACTATCCCTACATTCGCGGCTTTGGCCTGTACGGATGGGGCCTGCTGCACTTGCTGGGCAATTCGGCGTCGGCCCTGACCGCTGCATGGCGAGAGGCGCTCGACACCGGCATGTTCGCCAACTTCCCGGGCTTCCTCGTCGCGAAGCTCGCCGCCCGTCAACAAACGAATGAGATGCGCGTTGCTGCCGGCTCTGGTGTTGTCGTCGATACGCAAGGCATGCCGATCAATCAAGCGGTGATGCCGCTGCCGTATAAAGACATCACGCCGGGCCTTCTCGGCATGATGGACAAGGTAACGCAGGCCGCACAGCGCGTTGGTGGCGCTGCCGAGATCAAGGTCGGCGAGGGCAAGCAGGACGCGCCGGTCGGCACCACGATCGCCCTGATCGAGCAGGCGACCAAGGTCGAGAGCGCCGTTCACAAGAACATGCATCAGGCCCAGAGCGAGGAGTTCGAGCTCCTGCTCGACCTGTTCCGCGAAGAGCCGGAAGCTTTCTGGCGCGGCAACAAAAGGCCCGCCACGGACTGGGACAAAGAGCGGTTCCTCGCGGCGGTCGATACCTACGGCATCGTGCCGGTCGCCGATCCGAACACGCCGTCGCATCTGCATCGCCTCATGAAGGCGACGGCCGTCAAGCAGCTACAGTCAGCGAGCCCGGCGCTCTACGATCCCAAGGCGGTTGATCTTCAGGTTCTCAAGATCATGGGCTGGGAGAATCCTGAAAGCCTGTTTGCGCCTCCGACGATGCCAGCCGCGCAGCCGCCCGATCCTCGCATGGCGAAGGTTCAGGTCGAGGCCGCCGCCAAGATGGACGAACTCAAGACGCGGGCTGCGATCGCGCAGGCTGAGATGATTGAGAAGACGAAAGACCGCGAGCTGAAGAAGCAGCTCGCAATGATTGATCTGGCCCGCACGCTGGCGGTGCATCCGGAGGCTGAGGCTCTCGCTGAGCGGACGGTCACCAAAACTCCACCCCTTCCCACGCAATAAGGAACCGCCGCTATGGCCCATATGTACCGGCATGATGCCAAGAAGTCCCACGTCGATAAGATTACCCGCATGTGCGGGGGCTACACCAAGAAGGCTCACGGTGGCGCGAGCCACGCCAAGCCGAAGATCGCCCACCGCAAGAAGGGCGGCAAGGTGATGAAGGCGGACGGTGGCCCTACTGCCGAGCGTCTTGATCGTCGTCCGCGCATGCCGGTCCCAATGCCGCGCCCGCGTCCTGAAGGCGTTCGCCCGCAGCCGACCGATCTTTATACGCCGGAGCAGATCCGCCGCATCGAGGCGCAGCGGGCAAAGGGCGGCCACGTTGATGCTGCCGACCTTGCTGCCGACAAGAAGCTGATCAAGCGCGCGATGGCAATGCATGACAAGCAGGAGCATCACGGCGAGCATACCGACCTGTCGAAGCTCAAGAAGGGCGGGCACGTCGCCAAGCGCGCGTCCGGCGGTCGTCTCATGGGCGGCAAGAAGGGCAAAAAGGGCGGCACGAACGTCAACGTGATCGTGGCTCCGCCGCGTCCGGCCGGTGGTGAAGACAAGGCCGCGATGCCGCAGATGCCGGCACCGATGCCGCGCGTTCCTGTCCCGATGCCGATGCCGCCCGCAGGGGCTGCGCCGGGCATGCCGCCCGCTGGTGGTCCTCCGGGCATGCCTCCGATGCCGATGCGCAAGAAGGGCGGGCGTGTTGAATCAAACATCACGCCGGTCAAGGCCGAGAGCCTGCGCCTTGGCACCAAGGTCACGCACGCGCCGGGCAAGGGCGATCTCGCCGAGATCCGCAAGCATCCGCCGATCACCTACAAGAAGGGCGGGGCGGTGTATCCGAAGATGCGTTACGGCGCGGGTTCGGGCGAAGGCCGTCTCGAGAAGATTGAAGAGTACGGTCACAAGCGGTGAACTCGTTTGACTCAACGGTCGCACGAATGATCGCGGAGGCTGTCAGCGAGGAAATCTCACGCCTCTCTGACGGCCTCCTGAGCGGAGCGGCCGCTGACTACACGGAATACAAGCAACGCATCTCAGGCATTAACGCATACCGAAACGTGCTTACGATGCTGGCGGATGTTGAGAGGCAGTTGAAGTCGTGATCTACAAATCCATCTCCCGCGACGGACGCGAGCTGGCCCGCAAGCGATACGGGTCTGGCGGTGGATTGTATGCGAACATTCACGCCAAGCAGGAGCGCATCAAGCACGGCTCCGGCGAGAAAATGCGCAAGCCGGGTGCGCCGGGCGCTCCGACCGCGAAGGCGTTTGAGCAGGCGGCGAAGACGCGGCTCGATAAGAAACGCCGCAAAAGGCAAGACGGCGGTGGATTGCTAGAACGCGGCAATGTTGATCTGAAGTCGCGGCCAATGGTTTACAACCCAGACGGAACGATCAGCACGGTTCGCTCGATGAACTTCGGTGAAGACGGCGCGGAGGTTCTCGTGCCGACTGTACGCAAAGATCCGTTCCATCCGATGGGCGGCTATATCATGTCGCCAGATGATGCCATCAGTCATTATAGGAAGACTGGCGAGCATCTCGGAAAGTTCTCTTCGCCGGAAGCCGCCGAGGCTTACGCCAGAAACCTCCATGAGGAACAGGCGAAACAGTATAGGCGCGCCAGCGGCGGCCGCACTCCCGCATGGCAGCGCGCCGAAGGAAAGAACCCCGAGGGCGGTCTCAACGAGAAGGGCCGCCGATCGTATCACCAAGAGACGGGCGGCACGCTGAAACGCCCGCAGCCGGAAGGCGGTAAGCGCCGCGATTCATTCTGCGCCAGAATGAAGGGCGCTAAAAAAAAGCTCACCAGCGCGGAAACAGCACGCGATCCGAACTCGCGCATCAACAAATCCCTTAGAGCATGGAACTGCTAACATGAGACCGATTACCGTAACTGTTTCAAATGCGTCGGGCGGCACGAAATACAGCGATCTTGTGCGCCTTGACGAGTGGGCACCGGGTCAAGTTGGCGTGCAGCTTACTGCAAGCGGCACCGTGAACTACACGCTACAGCAGTCGATGGATGACCCGAACTCGCCCACGAATCCTGTGGCTCAGGGCAGCATGACGTGGGTTAACTGCGCTGACACGGCAGCGGTTGGCGCAAGCTCAACTGTTCAGACCAACTATCAGTTTGTTCCTCTCTTCTGCCGCGTTGTTCTTAATAGTGGCTCTGGCTCCGTTACCGCCACGTTCGTACAAGCCAGCTCGGTGCCGCTGTGAGCGGCCTTACGATTGCAGGCTCTGGTCTTTCGCTTGTTAACCCGACAAGCGGCGGAGGAATTAACATTACGCAGCTTGCGCGCGGTGATTTTGCTTCAAGCGTAACGCAAAGCATTGCAAACGTATCTAATCCGCAAGCTTGTACGTTCGATACTCCGGTGAATACGCAGGGCATTAGTCTTGTTGCGTCTACAAAATTAACTGCTGCGGCGGATGGCTATTATCTTCTGGTGTGGACCGCGCAGGCGCACATTACTGCGGGAAGCAACAAGAATTTATGGATATGGCTGCGTAAAAACGGAACTGACGTTGCTTATACTGCTCAAAATACGCAATTTAACGCTGGTCCCCCAGTTTATATCACCGGATCAAACATCGTTCAGCTAAATGCTAACGATTATGTTGAATTGTGGATGGCTGGTGATAGCACAAACTGCCAAGTTCAAGCACAGGCCGCATCGGCTGGTCCGCCCGCATATCCGGCGTCACCGTCGCTTCAGGTAACGATTACTCAAGTAGGCTAACCTCAACCCAAGGAGAATGTGATGATCCAAGTCTCGTTTACGGAACAGGAGCTCAACGTCCTGAACCAGCTTATCGACATTGCTGTGAAGGCCGCCGGTCTTCAGGCGGCTGAAGCGGCTGTCATCCTCAGCAAGAAGCTTGCTGATGCGGTGAATGCAGTGAAGCTTGTTGATGCGACCGCTGCCAATGTGGAGGCCGCGTAATGCCCGCATCTTTGATGGCTCATTCTGAAGACCCGGCAGGAGAGCTTCGTGCAAAGATTGGCGACATTTCTAAGGTCGACATCCTGCACAATCAGATCCTTGTTGCTGTCTACGTTCGGCCTGAGAAAACCAAAGCAGGAATTTTTCTCGCGGATCAGACGCGCAACGAAGATCGTTATCAGGGGAAGGCCGGCCTCGTTCTTAAAAAAGGCCCGCTCGCCTTCGTCGACGACGATACAAACAAGTTCCACGGCCAGAACGTCGAAATCGGCGACTGGGTATTTTATCGAGTAAGCGACGGCTTCCCGCTGATCCTCAACGGTACGCTCTGCCGCTTGCTTGAAGAAGTCCACGTCAAGGGAAAGATCCCGTCCCCTGACGTCGTTTTCTAGTCTTCGGCGCTACACCTCCCTGTGGCGTGGGTTGGCGGTTCCCCGGCTACCGTCCGAAGAAAAGCCGGGACTAACCCAGAAGCCGCGCGCTGCGGCAGGAGAGACTAGATGAGTGACGACAAGGAAATTGAGGTTGAAATCGTCGAGGAGCAGCAGCAAGCAGCTCCCGCCGAAGCAACAAGGGAAGAGGCCACCGCATCCGATGACGTGTCCAACGTCATTAAAGCTCAGGCTCAGGAATATGAAGCAAAACTTGAAGCCGAACGAAAAGAAAAAGAAGAAGCCAGACGGCGGGCCGAAACGGCCGAACGTGAGGCCAAGGTCGCGACTGCAAAAGTTGCCGACAGCGAACTTGACGCAGTCAACAACGCCATCCACGCCGTCGAGATGGAGCGAGAAACCATCAAGCGGCAACTTAAAGACGCGATGGAAAGCGGCGATTTCGAAGGCACTGTCAAGGCTCAAGAGGCTTTGGCCGAGGTCGTCACAAAGGTAAACGCGCTCAAGGAAGGCAAGAACTACATTGAGCAGCGCAAGACCGAGCCGCAGCAGAATCAGGATCCGCAGGAAGCCTACATCTCTCGGTTCACTCAGCGTTCTCAGGAATATCTGCGTAAGCACCGCGAATTGATTGCAGACCCCACGAAGAACAAGCGGATGATCGCGGCTCACTACGAAGCAGAGGCGGAAGGTTTCGCTCCCGACACCGACGCCTACTTCAGGTTCCTCGATCAGAAACTCGGGTATGCCGAAGTTCAGCAAAAGCAAGAGAAGCAGACGAGAATGCCATCTGCACCTATTTCGCGCGGCGATGGTGGTGACATTTCTTCTGGAGGGCCGGCGGTCGTTAAGCTTTCGGCCGGGGAAGCGCGGGCCGCAACAGACGGTTCCATTATCTGGAACGCTGGCCCCAACAAGGGAGAACCTATCGGCGTCAAGGAATACGCGCGCCGGAAGGCGATCATGATGAAGCAAGGTCAGTATTCTGACGCGATGCAGTAAAAGGAAACAACCCAATGGACAATACGCGCGTTCGCACTCACCGCCGAGACATCCCGAAAGAGCCGATCCGAGAGACGGTTCGCGAGCCCATTCGAGAAAACGGCAAGAAGGAAGTCATTGGCCGCGACGGAAAGGTTCTGTCCCGCAAGCGCGGAACTAACGTCGACAGGTTCTATGTTCCCGCCCATCTCATTCCAGACGGCTGGTCATACGAGTGGAAATCACAGACCGTTCTTGGTCAGGAAAACGTGGCCCACATGATGCACATGGCGGAGAACGGCTGGACGCCGGTCGATTCGTCGAGGCATCCGGGCTTCTTCATGCCGGATAATTATACCGGCCCCATTACTCGCGACGGCATGATCCTTATGGAGCGTCCGTCCGAGCTTACGAATGAAGCGCGTCAGGAAGACATTGATGCGGCTAACGCTCTGGTTAATTACCAGCGGCAGCAGCTCGGTCAGCAGCTTCCTCGCGGTTTCTCCGGCGATCATGCGGGCGTGCGTCCGCGTGTGAACCGTTCCTATGAACCGGCAGACGTCAATCGCCCGCAGTTGCGGATCGAAGACTAAGTCGTTCACGAATACACTCAGGCGCTCTGGGTGCTTAACCCGCTCTAACTGGCGCGCGCCAGACAAGAGCATCCACCAAGGAAAGAAGGATAGACGGAATGTCTAACACTTTCGCTCCGTTTGGTTTCAGCCAGATCGGTGGTAATCCGGGCGCTGCTCCGAATTTCGAACAGGCCGCTTTTACCATCCTCTACTCTGACACCAACAAAATCTACACGGGTGACCCCGTGAAGCTTGGTTCGGGCGGTTACATTGCCGCTTGGACCGCTGGTACTGCGGTATCGCAGATGGTTGGCATTTTTGTCGGCTGCGAATACCTCTCGACCTCGCAGGGTCGCGTCGTCTGGTCGCCCTATTGGCCGGGCAGCGACGTCGCCTCTTCGGCTCAGTCGAGCATTGTTGCTTACGTCATCCCCTGCTCGCCGGGCGCGGCTCCGCGCTTCGTCGTGCAGACTGGCAACAGCAACACCACCGCGTCTGCTGTTACTCAGGCGGATGTTGGCCAGAACGCCGACGTCGCTATGGGAACCGGCAGCACGCTTAGCGGTCGTTCGGGTGCCTATCTGGATATGTACACTGCTGGTACGACGTCAACTCTGCCGTTCCGTATCATCAGCCTGTATCCGGGTGTCGGCAACGGCTCTGATGCGGCCTCCGCTAACAACTGGGTCATCGTCGAAGCGAATACGCTTCAGACGACTGGCATCTGATAGGAGGGCCTGAACAATGGCTGTCGCACTTAGTCAAATCAAGTCCGAACTCCTCCCGGGCCTCTTCGACGTCCGTGGTTCGTATGACATGATCCCGCGTCAGTGGGACAAGGTCTTCACGACCCACAAGTCGAACATGGCTCTTGAGCGTTCGACCCAGATGCGCTTCCTCGGCCTCCCGCAGCTTAAGGCGGAAGGCGGCGCTACGGCGTTCGACAACAACGCTGGTGAGCGTTGGGTGTTCAACTTCGAGCATCAGGAAGTGGCGCTTGGTTACGCGATCACCCGCAAGGCGATCGACGATAACCTGTACAAGGCGCAGTTCAACCCCACGAACCTCAAACTGCAAGAGTCGTTTGCGCAGTTTAAGGAAATTCAGGGCGCGAACATCCTCAACACGGCTACGACGTACAATGCGGCCATCGGCGGTGACGGTCAGGCGCTTTGCTCGACCGCGCATCCGTATGACGGCGGCACTTGGGCGAACAAGCCGACCACCGACGTTGACCTCAGCGAAGGAACGCTGCTTCAGGCGATGATCAACATCCGCACTGGCTTCTACAACGAAGCCGGCCTGCGTATTTTGTCGCGCGCCCGTCGCCTCGTTGTTCCGCCGGCGCTCGAGCCGACTGCTATCCGTCTTACCAAGACGGAGCTTCGTCCGGGCACTGCGAACAACGATGTCAACGCGATCCTGACCACCAGCGGCGGTCTGCCGGAGGGCTACATCGTACTGGACTTCTTGACGTCCAACTACGCTTGGTTCCTCACGACCAACGTCGATGGTCTCGTTCACATGCTGCGCATGCCCTTCGAAATGGACATGCAAGTTGACTTTGTGACCGATAACCTGCTGGTGAAGGGCTACGAGCGTTATAGCTTCGGCTACAACGATCCGCGCGCCATCTACGGCAGCTTCCCGACTTCGTAACCGAAACGGCCCCTCTCAATTCTGGGAGGGGCCAAACCCTAGAAAGGAGATTCCCAAATGGGAACCACTACTTTTACCGGGCCGGTTACGGTTGGCAGCATCATTGACACGAGTGGCAGCACTCTTGGCAACAACGTCGCCAACACGGGATTTGTCGAACTCGTTCAGTATCAGGCGGTTACTCAGGCGGCCAGCACTGGCCAGTCTGCGGGCGTCTATCTGACGAACATTGTCGTTCCTGCCAACAGTCTCATTTGCTCGATCGAGCTTTATGTGACCACGGCTTGGACCGGCACGGCAAAGACTGTCGGTATTGGTTCGACCGCTTCGGCAACCGCTCTTACTACGGCGGGCGCTGTTGACGGTTCTGCTCTGGGCCGCATTGTCGCGACCCCGGGTGCCAATGCTACGCAACTGGCCAACTGGCTGAACGTCGGTTCTACCGATATTCAGATCAAGTTGACCTCCACCAACACTGGTTCAGGCGCTGGCACGATCGTCGTTCGCTACGTCCAGACCCAGAATACCATCTCTTGATCGAAAGGATCATGAAAATGAAAGGTCGCAAGCATCACGCTAAGGGCGGCCCGGTTTGGTACAGTGCGAAGGACAGCAATGTCGCGCATGAAGCCGAGTCGGTTGCTCCTTCGCATGAGACGAACGATGAGACCCCCGCCGAGTCTCGCGCCAAGGCTGCGTTCAAGCCTTACAAGCGCGGTGGTAAGGCCCATCACGCGAAGGGCGGCAAGGCGATGCACCACAAGCACGGTGGTAAGGTCCACCACGCTGAAGGCGGCATGGCCCATCACCGTCTTGATCGTAAGGGTCGCAAGACCGGCGGTCGCGTCGGTGCGGACAAGTCCCCTCTCTCGTCGGCTCACGCCAGCACGAGTGCCGAACGGGACTGATCGCCCGGGCGCGGGGCGGACGCATGTGGATCAGTGAAGCTATACGGCACCCGGGGGCACTTCGTAAGTCGCTCCATGTTGCCGAAGGTGAAAAGATCCCTGCAAAGAAGCTAGAGAAGGCGGCTCACTCCAGCAATCCTAAGCTGGCCAAGCGTGCCCGCCTCGCTCAAACGCTTCGTGGTCTGCACAAGTAAGGTGAGGGAAGGGCTTCGGCCCTTCCTTCATCCCCTCTTCCGAGAAAAAACATGACAAGCAGCGGCACATACGACTTCAGTCCTGCAAATAGCGCGTTCGTTCTGAACGCTTTTGACCGTATTCAGATCAGGCCGTCAGGCTTGCTTGTCGAACACATGCAGCGGGCCTCGATTGAGGCCAACCTGCTGCTGTCAGAATGGGCTAACAGAGGCGTAAACCTCTGGAAATCAGAGCTTCAAACGGTTTCGCTGTCGCAGGGAACGGCTACTTACACGCTTCCAGCGCGCACCGTGTGCATTTTGGTCGCTTACATCTCGATTACGACGGGCTCTGTGACCACTGATCGCATTATCAGCCCGATCAGCACCTACGAATATGGTGCAATCCCGAATAAAACGACGCAGGCACCGCCTACGATCTACTGGTTCAACCGTCAAATCACGCCACAAATCACTTTGTGGGGCGTTCCAGACTTAGATAACACGTATACGCTGAAACTTCAGACCATGTATCAGGTCGAAGACGCCGGTCTTGCGAATGGCCAGACCCCAGACATTCCATATCGCTGGTATGACGCCTTCACGGCCGGTCTTGCATATCGTCTTGCACGTATTTATGCGCCGGCGCTGGAAGATAAACGCAAAATGGACTACACAGAGTCTTGGCAATACGCCGCCGCCGAAGATACGGAAGACGTGAACTTGTATATTTACCCGGCGCTTGGGCAATTCTATCGATGAGCATTCGCCCGCATGGCAAAGCGCAAGTTGACGCGACTAGGCCGCGTGCATTTGGCGTCTGCGATCGTTGCGGGTTCCTCTACAACCTCAAAGACCTCAAGTGGCAGTTCGACTTCGCGGGCATCGGCCTTCTGAACTATCGCATTCTGGTTTGCAGTCCTTGCTACGACAGGCCGCAAGACCAAAAAAGACCCGTCATTCTGCCGCCAGATCCAATTCCTGTGGCCAATGCTCGCGTTGAGCCATACGCTCAGGACGAAACAAACATTCGCGTGACCCAAGACGGCAACATTCGCGTCGATCAAATGGGAGACACGCGCGTTACCGAACCAAGCCAGTGGCAGTCTTTCCCGATCTTGACTTCGTCGGGCACCGGAACGTCCGCGACTGTTACATTCAATAGCACTTACGTCGTTTCTATCGGTGCCACGATCACCATTACAGGCATGGTTCCGAACATCTACAACGGCAGCTTCACCGTGACCGCATCATCGGCTGGCTCCGTTACCTTCAATAGTGTCGCGACAGGCGCGCTGACTATCGCAGGCACCATTATCGTACCCGCACTCCAAGGCACGCTATAATGGCCAATCAACCAATTCCGACACTGCCAGCAGCCGTAGGTCTTTCCGGCGACGAACAAATTGAAATTGTTCAGCCCGGTGGAACTAGTGGCACCAGCAAGCGAACGAGCGTATCCCAAATCGGGACTTACATTAGTTCGACTTATCCTGTTCCTGCCATCACCAGCATTTCGACATCTTCGCCATTGCAAGTAAATGGCGGACTTGGGCCTGTATCGTCTGGCGCTGTCACGCTTCAGATTGCGGCGCAGGGCATTACGAATAGCCTTCTTGCGCCTATGGGCGCTTATACCGTTAAGGCAAACGTCACTGGAAGCTCCGCTGTTCCGACCGACGCCACTGTTAGCGCGGTTCTTGATACGATTAGCGCGGTTCAGGGGGCCGTTCTTTATCGCGATAGTTCAACATGGCAGGCTCTTCCGCCCGGAACAAACGGATACGTCCTTGGCACTGGCGGCCCCGGCGCAAACCCGTCATGGGTTCTTCAGACACAATATAATCCGGCCAACGTCACGATCACCGGCGGGACGATTAACGGAACCACGATCGGCAATACTGTTCCCGCTGCCGGTACGTTTACAACGCTTTCTGCAACGACAAGCCTTACGCTTACGAACCCGCTGACTGTTCCAAACGGCGGCACTGGCGCTGTCTCTTTCACCAACAAGGGCGTTCTTTACGGAAACGGCACGGCGGCTATTGCCGCTACTGCCGCAGGCACGACAGGTCAGGCGCTTCTTGGAAACACCGCGACTGCACCTTCTTGGGGTCAGGTTGATCTTGCCACAACTGTTACCGGCGTTCTTCCTGCCCCCAACGGCGGCACGGGGTTCCCATCTTACACGACCGGCGACATTCTATACGCCGATACGTCAAACACGCTTGCGCGTCTCAATGACGTTGCGACGGGCAATGCGCTGATTTCAGGCGGTGTCGGTGTTGCTCCGTCTTGGGGCAAAATCGGCCTGACGACGCATGTGAGTGGCACATTGCCGGTGGCCAACGGAGGCACTGGCGCAACGACGCTTTCTGGCTGGCTGTTTGGCAACGGCACGAGCGCGTTTACCGCTGTTGCGACAATTCCGAATAGCGGCCTGACCAATTCTTCTGTCACGATCGGCTCGACCAACATTGCGCTCGGCGGAACTTCGACAACGCTTGCGGGCCTTACGACCGTCACGCTGACGCAAGACCCGACGCTGGCGTTGCAGGCTTCCACAAAGCAGTACGTTGATAACACCGTGGCCACTGTGGCCAACCTGACTTATCACACTGCTGCTGCGGCCGCTACGCTATCAGACCTGACCGCAACATATAACAATGGTTCTAGTGGCGTTGGCGCGACGCTGACAAATTCTGGAACTCAGGCTGCGTTTTCTGTAGATGGATATAACGCCAGCCTTAATGATCGCATTCTTGTTAAGAATCAAACCAGCGGCGCTCAAAACGGTGTCTATACTGTTACGACCGTTGGATCCGTTTCAACAAACTGGGTTCTTACGCGCGCCACTGATTTTGACACGACGGGTAGCGGCCCGAACTATATTGAGACCGGCGCTGCTGTATTTGTGTCGGGTGGCACGACGAACGGCTCAACGTCTTGGGTTCTGACGACGACTGGTACGATTACTGTCGGTTCTACCGCGCTGACGTTTACGCAGAACTCGGCTTCTGGTTCGTTCACCGTTAGCGCACCGCTTGTTAAGACCGGCAATAACATCAGCCTAAACACGGTAACCGTGCCGTTTGGCGGTACGGGTCTGACGACGCTGACGCAATATG